AGTCCAACTTCGGCACCCGGCTGGTGAACAAGGGCGACCAGATCAAAAACACCCAGTACACTTTTACCGGCCTTCAGGAGGTCTATGAGGCCATGTGCCTGGACCTGTCCGGGGCCTCCCGCATCCCCATGACCAAGCTGTTCGGACGCTCCCCCGCTGGGATGAACGCCACCGGGGAGAGCGATCTGCAAAACTACTACGACTACATCGACTCCCTGCGGGAGAGCAAGCTGCGGCCCATCCTGCAACAGCTTCTGCCCGTGCTGGCCATGTCCGCCTGGGGCGCCGTCCCCGACGGCCTGGACATCACCTTCCCGCCCCTGTGGACCCCCAGGGCCGAGGAGGTGGCAAAGATCGCCCAGAGCAAGACGGACACCATCCTCGCCGCCTTCCAGTCCGGCCTCCTGATGGCGGACACCGCCCAGAAGGAGCTGAAAAAGCTGGCCGGGGAAACCGGCCTGTTCGACAGCATCACCGACGGGGAGATCGCCGCCAACCGGGGCAGGACTTATCAGGACCTCACCGCCCTGGCCGACCCCTTCGCCGGCCTCGCCCCGCCCCCCTCCTTCGAGTCCCCCACTGGCGACTGCCTCACCCTGGATTACCCCGGCCAGCCCCGGGATAAACACGGACGTTTTTCCTATGGCAAGCTGGGCAAGAGCAGCGGGAAAGGCTCGACAACTAAGCGGAAACGTGATAAACTAAACATGAGCCGGGCTGAAAAAAGAAGGGTGAGCAGCGGGATATTGACTGACCACCCGAATTTAAAAACAGGAGAGAAAAAATATTACTTTTATGCTAATTGTTTTTATCAGTTTACTGTAATTGGTCCAGGTGAGTACCGCTTCACAAGTCGACATATCATTACGGGGAATGAAACATATATCCAGGAAGTTATGAGGGGGTATACAGATGGATGATTTAACCGAGTATCAGAAGCTTTTACTTTCAAGGTATTTGCATGAAGATATAACAGAGTATGAAAGAGGACTTTTGATTGCTCTTGGCCTTGGCCCAAAAGAGTTCGGCTACGAACCGGAAATGTTGGAATGGTTAAAGGCACATCCTAATGCATCCCTGAAGGAAACTTTTGACCACGACTCAGAATTGGCCCCGGAACTTGTAGTTGAGGGGGACGACGATGAGGACACCGAGGACGGCTAAATATGGAAAAAGAAAATACTGAATATCAAAATCTGGTCATGGAGAAATATTTAGATGAAATAGAGACTGACCGTGAAAGAGGCGATATGATATCTCTGGTGATTTCTCCAACCCAGCATGGCTACGAAGAAGAAATGATGGAATGGATGCTTGCACACCCCAACGCGACTTTTCAAGAGGCGGTTGCGCAAGAACAAAAGCTGCGGCCTCCGGTTGTGATCGTCGATGATGACGAGGAGGACTAAATGCCCACCTGAAAAGAAAGAAGGACTAATCATGCAGGAGGAACTTACAAAGTGCCAGAAGATGCTGGAGGAACGTTATCTTGATAAATTAAAGAGCAAAGAAGATGACACAATATATCTTTCTATAGGTATGGGTGCAAATTCTTTTGGCTTTGAAGAAGAAATCATGGAATATTTGGAGGCCCACCCAGACGCTACGCTCCAGGAGTTGGACCAGTACGCGGAGCAATTCTTCCCGGAACTTGTAGTCGAGGGTGACGACGATGAGGACACCGAATGAGCGAAGGGCTAACTGAGGTACAAAAAGTTTTGATTGATCGGTTTTGGCCGCAAGCACAAACCAAAGAGGAAAAAGACATTCTTGTTGTGTTGGGGCTAGGCGCAAGGGAATCTGAGGTTGAAGAAGATATTTTAGATTTTATAGATAAAAATCCTTGTACCACCATCACAGAACTGGGGAATGAGTTTATACCCCCTCAAGTTGCTTTGGAGATTATTGACGACGAGGACGGCTAGCTATGGCGGTATGCAAGTGTTATCTGTAAAGAAACTTAAGTAAAGGGCAGGAAAATGAAGGGTGACTTATTAGAGGCAAGGCTCCGTAATCTTTACATGAAGTATGTTGGTGAAGCAAAAGAGAAAAAGGATTCTGTTACAAAAGAAGATGTGGAGTTAGCAATCATAGTTGCTAAAATTGACCACACTGAACAGGATATATTGGATTATGCAGATGAAAACCCAGACGCCACATTTTGGGATTTTGCAAAACTGGATAAGCCTGGACTGTTCGGGGTGACCCAAGAGGAACTTTTGGCAGAAGACGACGAGGACGACTAAATATGGAAGATGAAGATACAGAATATCAGCGGTATGTAATTGACCGCTATTTGCCCGAAACAGATACTCGGCAAAAGGAAGGGTTTTTGATTGGTCTTGTGCTCGCCCCCAAAGAACATGGCTACGAAGATGAAATGCTGGCATGGTTAAAAGAAAACCCGCAGGCTTCTCTTATTGAGGCCATGGAACATGAAATGAACATGCGGCCTCCGGTTGTGATCGTCGATGATGACGAGGACGAGGAGGACTAAATGCCCACCCTGACACGCACTCCCGTACTGAAGCGGGTCCCTGACAACTGGGCGGAGCTGGAGAAGCTGCGGGAGATATTCCGGAAGGCGGAGAACGACCTGATTGCCGAGATTGCCCGCCAGCGTTCCCGGGGGCTGGTGGACTACCACACCGAGGCGGCGCTGGAGCGGGTGCAGAAGATCCTCCAGGGCATGGTGGACGAGGCCTGGAAGTACGTCCCCCGGATGGTGGAAAAGCAGTTCTACGTCCAACACCCCGAGGCCCGGAAAATTCCGGAACCGGTGGAGAAGCACCAGGCGGGCTACGCCAACGCTTACGCCCTCACCCTGGAGCAGACGGACATCGTGGAGCGGCTGACGGTCAACCTGCTGGGGGAGCTGATGGAGGCCTCCGCCACCGCCAAGCGGAACACGGAGGACATGCTCCTGGGCCGGCTGGAAAACGATGTTTTCCGCCGAACCGGTCTGGCCCGGGTAGCCGCTATGGAATCTGAGGGCGCCGGGGCCTACCCCACAGCCCAGAAGATGATCCGGGACCTCCGGACCCAGGGCGTCACCTGCTTTGTGGACAAGGCGGGGCGGAAATGGAGTTTATACAACTACTGCAACATGGTTTGCAGGACCACCAGCCGGCAGGCGGAGATAACAGCCTTGCTCACCCAGGACCCAGAGTGGGATTTGTACAAAGTCACTGCCCACGCCGGCTCCTGCGGCCTGTGCGCCCCCCTGGAGGGCCGGGTGTACTCCAAAAGCGGCACCGACCCGGACTTCCCTCCCCTGGCATCCGCCTTCGGGAAGATCGACCCGGACGGGCCCAACGACCTGAGCAATACCTATCTGAACATCCACCCCAACTGCCGCCATCAACTGGTGCGCTGGACTCCCATGGGGCGGAGCGAGGAGGAACTGGAGAAAATCAAAGAGTTTTCCAGCTTCAAGACCAACCCGCCCACCAGGGACCCCCGCACCAAGGAACAGATCGAGAAGTACCGCAAAAAAGAAGCGGGGCGGCGGCGGTTTCTGAAGGAACTTCGCCGGAAGGAGTTGGGTAAATGAGCGAGAAGACGGTTACGGCCATCCTGGCCGCCTTGGATAAGGGCTTTCGGGTGGAACTGACCAAGAGGAAGGACGGCAGTCTCGAGATACGTACCGTCACCCGGAAGGCGCTGAAAGTTTAATATCATACCCACGCCCTAAACTGTGGGCGGGAAGAGCTGATCGGAGCTGACAGGAGAAATCCTGTTGGCTCCATTTTGTTTTGGAGGTGAACCCATGCTGGCATACTACGGGGCGCAGATCAGCCCCAACCAGACGGAGACGGTGGAGGGGTATCTGATTTGCCGCAACGTCCCCATTGCCCGGACGGGCGTCCAGATGTACGCCGCCCGGGAGCTGGGCCTGGAGGGCGACCCGGAGCGCATGATCTCCGTGGACCGCCGCCCGGAGGACGTATTTGAGGCGGCTGCCCTGGCCAGCTTCGAGGGAAAGCCGGTCACAGACGGCCACCCCCCGGAGAACGTGAGCCCGGAGAACTTTGCCGCCTACGCCCGGGGGCACGTACAGAACATCCGCCGGAAGGGGGATGTCATCCTGGCCGACCTGTACATCAACGACGCCGTGCTGGCCGACCAGGTGCGCCGCCGGGCCAAGCGTGAGGTCTCCTGCGGCTATCTGTGTACCTACGTCCCCGACAGGGACGGCTACCGGCAGACCCATATCCGAGGCAATCACGTGGCTGTCGTGTCCAGAGGCAGGGCGGGCCGCGAGGTAGCAATAAAAGACGCCGCCCAAGAGGCGGAGAAAGGCAGGAAATACATGAGCAAATTCACTGAGGCCATTTTGTCCGCCTTTGGCATGGCGGCCAAGGAGGCCAGCGGCCAGGAGGAACTGAGCGCCCTGGTAGCCACCACGGCCACCGCTCTGGACGCGGACCCCACCGCCAAGGCGGCGGAACCTACTACCCCGGCCAAGGCGCAGGAGGCCGCTCAGACCCAGGCGCAGGCCCAGGAGTCCGCGCCGGCGGCGGATACGGCACCGTCCTCCAGCCTGGACGCCAAGCTGGACCGCATCCTGGAGGCGCTGACTGCACTGAAACCGGCGGAGCAGACAAAACCGGAGACATCCCCCGCAGACAGTCTGGAAAAGCTGGTGGAGAAGTTGGAGGGCAAGACGGAAGAGGGCGAAAAGGCCGTCACCATCCCCGCCGACGAGATGGCGGACGCCGCCTGTACCTCCCCCGGGGCGAAGGACGCCGCCCTGGCTATCGTCAAGGCTATGCGGCCGGTGGTGGCCTCCATCCAGGACAAGGCGGTCCAGGCCCAGGTCACCGACGCGCTGCTGTCCGCCTTCCGTGGCCCCGACGTCATGGGGGCCATCGATGCCGCCGCCCAGTCCAGCGCACGCAAGGCCGCGGACGCCGCCGGCAGAAACAGCTATGAGCAGCGCTGCGCCGATTCCGAGGCCGCCTACGCGGCCCGCAACCCCCACAAGCGCACAGAGAAGGAGGTTTAACCATGGGACTGCATCCTCAGAACATCGGCAGCACAATGCCCCACGGCTTTGCGGGCTCCTACGCCCGCCAGCCGGATATGATCGTCAACACCCGCCCCGCCGGCGGGACGGAGGCCATCCCCTTCGGCGCGGCCCTGGAGTACGGCGACAGCGGGGCGGTCGTCTCCATGGGGGCCGGCTCCACGGCGGACAAGTTCGCCGGCGTCGCCGCCCGGGAGATCAAGACCGCCCTCACCTACCTGGAGCAGAGTGTGGGCTCCTACGCCCCCGGCGAGGCCGTCCCCGTGTTCCAGCGGGGAGCAATCAACGTCAAGTGTCAGAACGGCACCCCCAAGCTGGGCGGGAAGGTCTATGTCCGGACCGCGGCCAACGCCTCCATTCCCACCGCTGTGACCGGCGGCTTTGAGGCTGCGGCGGACGGCTCCAACACGGTGGAGCTCCCCAGCTGCCAGTGGGCGGGCCCGGCGGACGCCAACGGCGTGGCCGAGCTGCGCATCCTCACCATGAACAACGCGTAAAGGAGGGAACAGAGTATGTATCAGAACGCAGGCACTTTCAACGCGGGCGTATTCAGCACCGGCAAGGCCGCGGCGCCCGCCGCCATGAACGGCGTCCCCGTGATGGACGAGGCGGGCATCGCCTCTGGCGGGGCCTTCCTGGTCTCCGAGCTGGAAAAGCGGGACTCGCTGATCCGCAAGCCCCTCACCAGCTTCACCTACCCTCGGGACATCGTGATCAAGTCGGGCGGCGGCTGGGTGGACTACACCTCCGCCATGTCGGTGGCCTACGGCATTACCGGCGGCTCCGGGGACGGTCCCATCCAGTCCGGCGGGGCCAACGGCGTACCCGTGGTCCAGGCCAGCGTGGACAAGGGACTGTACAAGGCCCACGTCTTTGCCGCCGCCCTGCGGGTGATGTTCGTGGACATGCAGAAGGCCAACTACATCGGGCGCTCCCTGGACCAGCTCCTGAGCGACGGTGTGCGCATGACCTACGACAAGCACATGGACGAGAACGTCTACCGGGGCTTTGAGTCCTACGGTACCACCGGCCTGGTCAACGACCCGGACGCGGTGGAGAGCACCGTGGCCACCAACGGCACCGGCTCCTCCACCAAATGGGCGGACAAGTCCAAGGAGCAGATCCTGGCGGACATCAACAAGGCCATCACCGACACCTGGGCCGCCGCCGAGTACGACGAGAGCGCCGTGCCCAACCACATTCTGCTGCCCTACGAGCAGTACACCTATTTGCTGAACACCCCTGTCACCGAACTGGCCACCGAGACCCTCCTGGATTTCGTGCTGAAGAACAACGTGGCGGCCAAGAACGGCGGCTCCCTGTTCATCGGGGCCACCCGGTGGTGCAAGGGCGCGGGCACCGGCGGCGCTGACCGCATGGTGGTGTACGTCAACCACGAGCGTTACCTTCAGATGGAGGAGCTTGTCCCCCTGGCCCGGATCATGTCCGCGCCGGTGCCCACCAACGTGTGCTACGACACCGCCTATATGGCCAACATCTCCCAGGTGCAGCTGCACTACCCACAGACGCTCACCTACTGGGACGGAATCTAAGGAGGAGACACCATGAGTGCTTTTATCGTGTCCAACCGGAATATCGTCATTCCCGGCCCCGCCGGGGCGGAGCCTTGCAGGCTGACCAGGGGCTACATGGGTCCGGTGCCCGACTGGGTACCCAAGACCGCCTACTTCAAGGCCCTGGTGTCGGACGGCAAGATCGTGCTGTCCCAAGGCAGGAAAGGCAAGCCCAAAGAGCCGGAGGAGCCCAAGCCAGAGGGTAAGACGGATGAGTAAACCCCAGTTTGCCTGGGCGGCGGCCAACGCGGCCAACATCGGCCGCAGCGCGGGCGGCTACACGCGGGACATGTTCTGGGAGGACTTCCCCCAGTTCTTCCATTCGGACTCCGGGCGGGCGCTGCTCCCCGACACCATGCTGGCGGAGTTCATCCATCAGGCTGACGCGGCCATCCAGCCCGAAAAATGGCCAGACAGCTGGCGGTACGCCTGCGGCCTGTATGTGGCCCACCACGCGGTGCTGTACCTGCGCACCTACTCCCACGGCAGCGACAGCCCCGCCCAGGCGGCGGCGTCGGGGGCGCTGGTGGGGGTGGTCAAATCGGCCCAGCTGGGAGACAGCTCGGTCACCTACGACACCAGCGCCCTCACCCGGGCCACGGAGGCATGGGGCGACCTGAACGCCACCCAGTACGGCCAGCTGCTGGCGGCCAAGGCCCGGCTGGCGGGGATGGGAGGGACTTACATACTATAGCCGAGTTTGAGACTAATTTTGTGCTCAATTCCCTTTTCATTGTACCCGCTTTTGCCAAGGCTACTCGCGTTGGTGTGGCGCTCCCAGGGCATAAATTCCCCTGCTCTATCAGGGTATTAGTGCTGTTGGGATTGGGCGTGCCCGCCCCCAAAAAATTTTGCGTTTTCATTTGCCTTTTCGCTGAAACTGTGATAAACTTAACCCAGGAACCGGGGGCTGGGCCCCCGGCCTGGGAGGAGCCTAGTTATCTAGGCCATGCCGCCGTCAACGCGGCGCGGAATGTGGGGTATGCGGTTCCGTTGAAATACCAGACCCCGTTTATGCGTTTCATGCGGTTCACCTCCTTCCTGTTCCGCTGGCCGGGTGTTGAGAGCGCCCGGTCTGGCGGGATTATCAGCGGGTTTCCCCTCCTGACATTGTTATTATACTACTTATAAGGAGCACATGCAATAGACAAACCATACAAATATACTACTTATAAGATGTATATATTGCCTAATATGTGAGGTGATTGTAGGATGCCGATGAGATATGAAAAGTTATTTGCCATTATGAAAGAGAGAGGGATGACTACTTATCAAATCAGAAAAGAGCGTATTATTACGGAGACAACCCTACAAAAACTTCGTGAAGGTAAAAATGTAACAACAGATTCGTTGGGGCGGCTTTGCGAGGTCCTCGGTTGCCAACCTGGCGATATCATGGAGTACGTCCCCAACGACGACCAGCAACTAAAAAACGAATAGCCGCCCCGAAGCGGGGCGGCTTGACAACCAAATCAAAAGCGGTTATAATGTAATCAACAAAAGGGTACTGCCAGCGGACGGCTGGCCCCTGGAGTTTAGTTACAAAGAAGTAACCGCACTTTTGAGGGGGGCGGTTACTTCTTTTTTGCCGTTATGACGAGGCCAATGATACCTATGATGACCAGGGAGTAGGTAAAAAGGTCTGAATATGTCACCATTGGGCAAGCCCCCTTTCCTGGAATCAGGGGGCAGAAGCGCCCCCTGCCAAGGGGCCAACCGCCTGTAGAACTGCTGACAGTACCAAGGTCAGGATACCACAGGATATCCCAAAAATCAATCAAATTTTCTCGCGGTAAGGAGGTGAAAGGGAATGACCGACAAGGAACGAAAGGACGCCAAAATGGCAACCATCTACGAACTTCGCCTCCTCTTCACCAGCGGCGAGAAAAAGACCTACACCGTGGAGGAGATCGCTGAGTTGCTGGACAAGATCGCAACGGCCAAGGACCAGGAGATATAGTTTAAACTCTAATAACAATACCGGTTTAGAGGCCGGGAATTTAAGCCCTGGGAGCCCATAAAAAACCCGAGTAGCTTTTGTGAAAAGGTGGGCGTCGAAAAGGGAATTGAGCATCAAATAAGTCTCAAACTCTAAGAAAAACCCGAGTAGCTTTTGCGAAAAGGTGGGTGTTGAAAAGGGAATTGAGCACAAAATAAGTCTCAAACTCTGTAAGACGCTGAAACTTTAATATTGTACCCACGCCCTAAGCTGTGGGCGGGAAGAGCTGATCGGAGCTGACAGGAGCAATCCTGTTGGCTCTATTTTTTTGAAAGGAGGTTCTATGAACTGGACAGACTGGTACACCGACCTGGTAGACATTTACCGGGTGCGGTCCGTCAAGAACGGGGCGCTCACCAGACAGGAGCGGGTCCCAGTGGTGTTCGGCGTCCCCTGCCGGGTCTACCGGAACACCCCCCGGGGGCCCAGAATGCAGCCCACCGCCGCCTACACGGAACAGGAGGACAAACTGGCCTGCGCCGACGAAGTTGATATCCAGGCCGGGGACGAGTTGATCGTCCGCCGGGGGGCGCGTCTGGGCCAGACCCGGCAGCGCATGCGGGCCTTCGCCGGGGAGCCGGCCCATTTCTACGAGCCCTTCGGTGCGGTGATCCCCGGCCTGGCCCACCAGGAACTGGCGCTGTATCAGAAGGAGTACCTAAAAGGAGCGGTGGAGGATGGAACTGGGTGACGCCCTGCGGAAACGGGCGGCGGAACTGTCCGCCGTCTCCGCCCAGCTGCCCGGACGCTTCCGGGCCATCGCCCAGGGGGCGACC